CGGAGAACGTTGTAGTTAGTGGCATAGACACGAACCTTAGCAGTCTTGGTACCTTCAACAGTTGCGTTAGACAAGACCAATTGAAGTGTGGCATTATCAATACGTGAGAAATTGCACGTGCCGCTTGGTTGGTGTTCTTCAGGGCGAAGAGCAAATGAGTAAACATTGATACCTTCATCAGGGTTTCTGGTGTGGGCTTGGTAAGGTTGGACCCAAGAGAAGTAGGTTCCTTCACGCTCAGAGAAGCGATCTTGGCCGTTAAGTTGAAGCTTAGCGGTAACGACGGGGTTTTGGCCCCAGCAGTGCATATCCAAAGAGGTTTCAGAGAGGACGAAAGTACCAGCATCAGAGACACCAGAGTTGTCAAGGTGAGGAGCAGTTGTTCCTGAACCTAAAGTTTGAACAATAGAGGCGGGAAGGCCAGCTGTGTTCAAAGGAACTTGTGGACCACCAAGATTGGGTTCGTTATAAGGGTTGGAAGGACCGTGCCAGTATCCTGTAAAACCAGGGAAGTAGTTGGCAGGTTGGTAATCAAGAGCACCAGCATCTTGGAAGAGACCATAAGCATCAATGTAGGCACGAGAATCTTGAGCAAGAGCAGCAGGACCTCCGAAAGCGTGGATGGCGTTAGGAAGAGCATCAATGGCATCAGTGTAGTTGAAGGGTTGAGCACCCAAAACCTTGAACAAGAGAGCATCACAAGTCAAAGATGAGCAATAATCAACGTTTTGATCGGGTTGAACGACCCAGATAAGCTCCTTGACAGGGTGGTTGAAGTTAAGCTTGATCTTGTTACTGGATGAACCAACAGATTCGTCACCAGTGAATTGAAGTTGAGTAATCAAATATTCGTGGGGGTTTTGTGCCATTCTGCGGCGTTCATCAGTATCTAAGAAGACGTAGTCAACATACAAAGAAGCAGCAACTAAAGATTGATTGTAGGCAATTGTGGCAGGGACGGGGCGACCAACTGTGTATTGGTTGGCTTGGTTAATAGGAGGACCTTGGTTGCAGTTAAGAGTTGTAACAGCCCACAAGCACTCATCAATAGGTCTGATATCAAGGTTAATCTTGACTTCGTGGTATTGAAGAGCAATCAAAGGAAGGGCAAGACCAGGGTTGGTACAGAACCAGAATTGAAGAGGAACGTAAAGTGTTGTCTCAGGAAGAGCGTTACGAGGGGCACAAACTTGACGAGGAGCCAAAGAGTCACAAGGAGATTCGACATCAGAGAATGAAGGATCAGTGATGAAGGTAAGTTGAGTGGTGTTACCAATCATATTGAAGTATCCACGCAATTGCTCACTGGTCATTGTGAGTTGGTTCCAGATGTGCATCCAGTCACCATATTGACGGTCAATTCTTTGACCACCAATTTCGACTTCAACTTGAGCAATCAATTGCTCACCGGGGAAATCTAACCAACGGGCATAAACACCGGTGTTTTGGCCGGTAGTGTAGTTTCCGAGACCCATAAGTTGGTTAATCTCGGGAAGAGTAACTTGTAAATAAGTGCGGTAAGCAAGATCTCCGTTTCTGGAGATAACACATTGGACACGACGTCCGAAATCGGCTTGACCGTTGAATGTTTGTTCAATTGATTCGATGGCAAAGTTAGTGTATCTGCGATAAGTAACTTTCCAGAAAGTAATTTGAGGATTACCTGTAAGGTAAACATCTTGAGCACCATAAGCGACGAGTTGCATTAATCCACCTCCCATTTTATAAATATGCTAAAGAAAAAAATATTTTGGAAATTAAATTAATTAAATTAAATTAAATTAATTTAATCAATTAATTTAATCGGTTTTTACAAAAAAAATAACTATGAAATTATTTTATTTAAATCTAAATTGCTTTTCATAAATTTTAATAAATAAGAGTCTTCGAGTACTTCTTTTTTTCCTTCGTGTGATTTCGTAAACATATAAGAACCGGAATGTTTTTTTACAGACCAACCTTCCTCAATTGAATTAAAAAGAAATAACATTTTTTGGAATTTAATAACATCTACCTTTATATTTTCGTTTTCTAAATCTTTTAAAGAATTTAAATTAAGTTTTATATCCATTAATTACAATTCAGAAAACATTTGATATTTTTTAACTTAATATGCTTTAAAAATATATTATAAATTTAAAATAAATATTGAAATACAATTACAAAAAATTTAAAGAAGACATAAATCTCACTATAAACAAAATTTATTGTCTCTTAATATAAATAATTAGTACATTGTTTTCAATCATTATTTACGATTTTTCTTTGTTGAGCTTTTACGGGCATGTCTCTGTATTTTATGTTTTTTTGTGTGTTTACGTTTTTTTCCTCCATTTGTTCCTTCACGTTTTCTATTTTCCTGAAATTGTCTGTTTGCTTCTCTATAATCTTCTCCAATAAAAGTTATGTTTGTTTCATTTTCTTCAACTGGTCTAATTCTGAGTTCATCTAAATCAGTCTTTAGTTCAGCCATCGTATTTTTTTTATTAATTACATCTTCCTCACATGGTCTGGAATTATCAAGTATGTATTTAAATTCACGCCCCGCAAATCCGAATGGTACTCCTTCCCTATCAAATGGATTAACAACATATTCTACATCTTCAAAAACTCTTACTAATTTATCCTTCTTGTTGTTTAATTCTTGCTAATTGTTTATTCGTAAAAATTTTCCATGATATACATCTCTATATTGATATTCTTTTCTAGAAGTATCTTCAATATAATAGTAGCAACCTGGACGCATTCTGTTTCTTTTTACACCTTTATGCTTTCCAATTAATTCATTGTATTCTTCGTACGAAATTGACATAGTCGTATATATAATATATAATATTAAAAATTTTATGTAGTTATAAATATTATTCAATTTAAAATATTTATAATTAATTATTTTAAATATTTTAAATATTTTAAATATATTAATAATTAAATAAATTACTATTTATTATAAAAGAGATTATGCCATCATTTAAACCAAAATCAAGTAAAAAGATAAAGTTTAATAAAAAGTCGGCAATTACTATTGATACAAAGCACAAAGAGTTTTTAAATGAATTTTCAAGAGATGAAAACAATATTTATGAACATAAATGTGAAATATATATGTTAAAACAAAAAATAGATCAAGAAAATGACTCTCTTTCTATAGAAGAAAAACTTGAAATAAATGATAGGATTAGTGAATTAAAAGAAATTATTAAAGAAATGAAATGTAAAAAGAAAGATTATTTATTAGATAATTCAAAATATATTTTTGAGTATTTTGAAAATAAAAAAAATATATCATCTGGTATTAAAACACAAACTGTCACAAATAAATCAAAACTTGTAAATAATTTTTTTAAAATAAAAGAAAATAATGATAACAAAGATATCAGTATTTTAAATAAAGATACAAATAATATTGTCCTCAAATATTTGAGTAATGTTAGTGATGATTTTTTAGATATTAATAATTTTGTATATCAAACTGACATATGTAAAGTTTGTAATAAAGGAGAATTAATTCCTCTTGAAGAAGACGGTGTTTTAATATGTAATATTTGTTCTAGAAGTATACCTTATCTTATTGAAAATGAAAAACCTTCATATAAAGAACCTCCAAAAGAAGTATCTTTTTATGCTTATAAACGTATAAATCATTTTAAAGAAATTTTAGCACAATTTCAAGGTAAAGAAATAACAAAAATACACCCTGATGTTATTGAAAATATTAAATTACAAATAAAAAAAGAGAGAATAGAAATAACAGAAATTACAAATATCAAAACAAAAGAAATACTTAAGAAATTAGGTTATAATAAATATTATGAACATATTCCATTTATTAAAGACAAATTAGGAATTAGACCACCAATTATGTCGCACGAACTTGAAGAAACATTATGTAATCTTTTTATTGAGTTACAAGCTCCTTATTCAAAATATTGTCCTGACGATAGAGTCAATTTTCTAAACTATTATTATACAGCATATAAGCTTTGTGAACTTTTAGGTGAAACTAAATATTTAGAACATTTCCCTATGCTTAAAGACCCTGAAAAAAGGATGGAACAAGACGTTATTTGGAAGAAAATTTGTGAAGATTTAGATTGGGAATTTGTACCAACTATTTAGAACAATTATTCTTGAGAATATTTTCTAAGTAAAGAATCTAAATATCTAATTTTTTTATTGAATACTTCTTCATCATCAAAAGTATCGTATAATAAATATCCATCATCGCTCCTTTTAGGATTGTTTCTTTCTTTTAGTTCAAATTCATCTTTTATTGTGTTTTTAATTATTTGAATAATTTGTTCTCTCGAAAGACTAATACCTGAACCCATATTTTACTTGTTTTTTATGATTTAAATATTAAATATTAAATATTATATAAAATTTAAATCAATTTTTTTTACGGTTTATAAGGAAATAATTTTAATTCGTTTGTGTTATAAATAGAATAATTCGGATCATATGAATTTGCTCCTACACCTCTTCCATAACACGTTCCTCCTCTTTGTTTTCTGCGTCTATGTTTACGAGTTTTTCTTCCTTTTTTACTATGTTTTCTAATTTTACGTGATTTTCTTTTTTTTCCGCCAAAAGATTCATCTGGATCAGTTGTATGTCCACTCATTCTACTATTTTGTTCCAAATCAGATAAATGTAATGAACCTTGTGATTGATTTAAATTTGAACCATGCGATTCAAATGAAGCATTTAAATCATCGTCATTTAAATCGTGTAGGTCATTATCATTATGTGGAATAATTTCATTATTAAATCCTTGATCATTCATTTGTTCATTAAAAATAATATACATTACATGATCAACCATATCATCAGGATTACCATTGTAACTATTTATTTTTTGTTCAACTTGATCATATCTTACATTAAAATCTTCGAGTGAGTCTATGTTAGAATTAGTAAAACCTTGTGCTTTTAAGTCTTGTTTTTCTTGTTCTGTAAACGCACCACCTTTCATAGATTTATGTGTATGTCTTTTATGTCTTCTATGCCTTCTATGACTAGTATATCTTTTTGCCATAATATATTATTATTAGATTTAAATATATTTTTCTAAAAGTTCACCCGATTTGTTAAAAATCCATATTTCATATTTTAGTCCTAAATCTTTTGCTGCTTTTTGTTTTTCAAATACATTATTTTTTTCTTGATTTGTAAAGTTTGATTTTACTTCAACGCATCTATTTTGTGATCTAATATAAAAATCAACATAGTGTCTACATTTTTTTCCTTTTTTATCATTATACCAAATTTCAGGAACCTCATTTCTTTTTGTGAATATATCATTTTCATGAATTTTTTGAACTAATAATAAATAATCTAACATAAATTTTTCATAACCTTGAATATATATTACTTTACCTGATGGTAACATGTATTGTTTTTTATTATATGCGTTCAATAACATTTTTTCTGCTACTAGTGGATTTTGTGAATGATGGGGTACTCCATATCTATTTAGATTTGTTTGTATTACTTTGTTTTTAAATTCATTTGTTTGTAAAAAATGTTTTACTCCATATTTTTTTAGATTTGTTTCATAATTCTTATTTCTGATGTCAGAATTTTGTTGCGGATTCTCCACACCATATTTAATTAAATTTGTTCGTTTAATTTTTTCTCTTATTTCTTTTGATTTTAAGTTATTATCAACACCAAAGTTTTTTATAAATGTATTTTGTTTTTTAATTTTAATTATTTCAGATTGTGAATTATGATTAACACCATACTTTTTAAAGACCGATTTCTTTAATTTTTCTTTAATCTCTTCATTTTTCATAGGATTATAAACACCATATTTGTTTAAATTTGTTTGTATTATTTTTGCTTTGCCATTTTCTTTGCTACAATCTTGACAGTAACCATTTATTTTTAGTAACTCTCTAAATGGTTTATTAAAAATATTTTCACAACAATCATTTTTACAAATTCCTTCAATTAAACTGTCTCTGTTAATAAACCTATCTGAATAATCATCAATCAATAAAATATTATTTTTATTACAAAATTCCATTAAAATATTTACATCATATTTTACTTTAGATTCTCTTATTTTATCACTTGAATGTTTACTCATACATATTTGACAATAAGCACCTGTTTTAACAATTTGTCTAAAATTTTTAGTAAACTGAGTAAAACATTCAATACATTTAAACTCAATATAACTTTCTCTTGATATACTTTTATTACTATAATCATTTATAAGAATTATATTGTTTTCATTACAATATGTTATTAGTGTGTCACTATTATATTTCATAATTATATTATGAAAATATGTTTAAGTTATTTCATAAAAGCAAAATTTTTTATTTTTTTATGAAATGTATTTTTCCTTATCATTTATGGTTAGAAACCACCAGGAAATTTTACTAAGTTTGCACCAATTCCAAAGCCTGCACCTGATCTTGCAGTAACTCCCATTGATGGAACATAGGTATCAAGAATGCTAAATGTGGCGGCGGCAGTTAAGGCAATCAAGATAATTTCCTCCATATTCAAGGAACGTTTAGGAATAGCATAAGCAGCAATAGCGACCATTAAACCTTCAACAAGATACTTAATAATTCTCTTGACAAGTTCTCCAACGTTAATTAAACCGTTCATTATAATAAATAAAAAGAAAAAATAATTATTGCGATAAAAAACTTAAAAATAAATAATTAAATTAATTAAAATGGAACGTTCTAAATCTAAACAGTCTAAAAAAGGCGGATTTGAGAGAAAACAAGTTAATGGTGAAAAAAATTCTAAATATGTTGATTTATTAGAAGAGGATAAACCTATTGCTGGCCAAAAATTTGTTTGTATGTCTTTTTGTTCTCCAGAAAAAATTCTAAAGCAAAAGGAAATTTTCTTTTTTGAAGAATTCCTAAAGAACTGGGAATTAAATAAATCTATTGAAAAATTTTTACAATTCGTTAATTTTATTTCATATAAGTATAATTTATCATTTGATGACCTAAGTAACGACTTTAAGGAATTTGTAGAAGAAGAGAAGAAGAATTTGGCTAAGTCTAATTTAGCAGATGATTATAAAACATATCTTGATAACAATGAGGAAGATTTACAGAAAAAATTTGATATTGATCATAATTTTCAGACTAGTACAAGAGGTTTAAAAATAAGAGGAAGTTATCCTACACAAGAGGAAGCTGAATTAAGGTGTAAAATGTTGAGAGAAATAGACCCTAATCACGATATATTAGTAGGTCCAGTTGGAATGTGGATGCCTTGGGATCCTGAAGCATACAAAACAGGTCGTGTTGAATATATGGAAGAGGAGTTAAATCAATTGATGCATGAAAAACAAAAGAATGAATCAAATGCTAAAACTGCTTTCGAGCAACGTGTTAAAGAAACTAAGCAAAAAGCTATCGATGAAAATATTAAGAATGCTGAAAAGAGTGGCAATACATTATCTCAAACTATTGATGAGCAAGGCAACTTGATTGGTGTAAAGAATACAAGCACTCAAGAAAAAATCTTCAGTGAACAAGAAAATATTTCAACAGCTGATATTTGCAAAGAGTTATTTGAAAATGAGAATGTTGTTATAGGTAAATCTGATTATGGACAAAGTCAATTGAAATCAGGTCCCTTCGCAAATAAAAAATAAATTCACCAATTACTATTTAAAAATTAAATAATATAATATTTAATGAAAATATGTTATATTATTTCAACCTGTGACAAGTATTTAGATACGCGTGTAAAATATCAAATGGAAACTTTTTTTAGTAATACTGATAAAAATGATATATATTATTTAACATCTAAATCTAATATTGATAAAAGACATTTTGGGTGGAACTGTATGGATGACTGTCAAAATATAACTTGGAAATATATTCATTTTATTAAAAATATGAATAACATTTTAACATATGATTGGTATATATTTATAGATGATGATACATTTGTATTCACTGATAGACTTAAAAAATTACTAAATAATTATAATCCATCTGAATTATATTATATTGGTCACGAATTAGACCATATACAGAAAGAATTTTGTTTATATATGTCAGGTGGAGCTGGATATGCCATATCAAATAGTCTATATAATTTAATTTATAATTATATTAATAAAATAGGAATTAATGAAGCTTATTATCCTATAATAAATTTAAAAGAACAATTTTGTGATGATTTATGTATTGGATTATGGATTAATGAATTAAAAAATGAACATAAAATAAATCAAATTAATAATAGAAATTTTTTAATTGATAGACATAATAATGATTTTGACTTGAATAATGCTATAACTGTTCATAAAGTAATGACTGAAGAAGTAAATAAGTTTTACTATGAAATATCTAAAAAACAGATATTAAATAATACAAATAATATAAATAATATAAATAATATAAATAATATAAATAATACAAATAATACAAATAATGACACCGCTTTTGTAATTGTAACTGATATTCAATATTTTAATAAAGCAAAAAGAACTATAATTGATTTAAGAAGTAGAGGTAAATGGATTGGCGATATAGTACTAATCACAATTGATTTTTCATTAAATAAAAACTTTCAGGATTTCTATAACATTATTGAAGTAAAATTTCCACAAATCGATAAAACAATTATCTTAAATAAAATAGGTAATAATGGTTTTGATAATTCTGATAAGAGAGAAATTAACAAATTAAATCAATGGGAGAAACTACATGTTTTTGATGATTATTTTATGAAATGGTCTAGAATTATATTTCTAGATGCTGGATTAAGAGTATTAGATGATGTTAAGCATTTATTAGAACTTGATTATAAAGGTAAAATATTGGCTCCAAAAGATGGAAAATCATATGAAAATCAGACATTCAACTGCCAATTATCATTTGATAATACAGATTTAATTGAAAAAATAAGAACAGATTTTGGTGAAAATATTTTACACGAAATTTATTTCTTAAATTGTATTTGGATTTATGATACGAATATTTTACATCTATGTGATAAAAATCAATTGCTAGATGCTATGAATACTTATACATTATGTAGAACAAATGAAATGGGAATAATGAATCTATTATTTCATTTTAAATATAACTTATGGGAACAGTTTCCCTTCAAGCTTAATTCAGGTAAAATTTTATTTGATTGGTGTGAATTGAATAATCCGAATACAAATTGGAGAGATTATTGTTATATTAAATATCCAGTTACCATTTCTTTTGATGATTGTTAAAACAATGCTATAATTACACCCTTGAAGATTTATAATGGGACAAATCCCTTAAGGGAATCAATATTTATTCTTTTTTTATTATAAGTATGACACATAAGAGCGAAGACTATAAAATATCTGCTGTTAAATATTATTTGAATAACAAAGATAATATTAGAAAAACTTGTAAAATATTTGATTGTAAGAAATCTACAATACAAAGATGGATACAAAGATATAAAACTTCTAAAAATCTTACAAGAATAAATAGAAAATCTGTATCTTATAAAATTACTAAACCGCAAGTGAAAACTGCGTTAGAATTATTAAAACAAAACGAACAACTTACTATGAATGAATTAGATATTGAGATAAAAAATAAATATCCTACATTTGATATTACACCTCAACATTTAGGACAAATTATTAGAGATAATAATAAAACAAGACACGAGCATTTTTCAAAAGAAAGATATAAGAAACCAATTGAGAAACAAAATGAGTTGAATAAATTTTATAATAGGGTTAAACAATTTCCTATGAATAAAATTATTTGTTTAGATGAAACAAGTGTTGGTTTTGATTTGAAACCAACTTATAGTAGATGTGAATTAGGTAGAAGATGTGTAATAAAAACTTCTAACCAATTTGTTTTTTGTAAATTTACTTTATTGGTAGCAATAAGTAATTCAAAATGTGTTGGAAAAGAATTATATGAAAAAGGTGGTATGACAAAAGAAAGATTATTAGATTTTTTAGAAAAAAATGTATTTTCAAAATACAAAGACCATCTTATTATTTTGGATAATGCTGGAAGTCATAACAACGAATTAATCAAAAATGCTATAACAAAAAGTGGTAATCATTATTTATTTTGTGTCCCATATACTCCCAAGACGGATGCAATAGAACAATACTTTAACCAAATAAAAACATATTTGAAAAAAGATAGAAATGTAGCAAATTTTCAAGAATTAAAAAAGAATGTGAAAAAGGCAATTGATAAAGTGAAACCAGAAAATTATAAAAACTACTTTGAATATGCTTATAATTTGAAAGAAGGTTATGAGTTAAAAAGAAAACCATCAACAAGACGAAGAAAATTAAAAATTTATAAATAACATACTTAAAATTTATTTATTATTTTAAGTATATTGTAATGCGTCTTAAAAGTGAGTTGTATAAAAAAGAACAAGAAGAAATAGTAGATAAAATTGTGAATATATTATATTTACAGAATAAAACGGAATATACACTTTATGAATTAGCATCTATATCAAAATATATATTTTCTTTTAGTTTTAAAACTTGTATAAAAAACTTTTCAATATAATTATCAAAATATTTAATATCAATAAATAAAAAATAATCATCATCATAATTCATAATAAAATCTTGTAATAATTTATATTTTTTTATTATCTCGTTAATACTTTTTGGCAATAAGTGTATATTATCCTTTATATCTGTTTTTATAATAATAATATTATTATCATTATCTGCTATTTTAACATCAAATGAATATACAAAATTAGTTTGAAAAATCCATCTACTTTCACTAGTCCATATTTTTAAGTTTTTATTTTTATCGCGTAGATGTTCAAGTTCAATTAAATCGTTTAAATAGTTTAATATATAAATATTTTTATCACTCATTTAATTAATATATAATACAAAGTTTTTATATATTTTATATATATAATGATACAAAGCAATTTTATCAATGAAATTGGAAATAAAATAAAAATAAAAATTAAAAACAAAAAAGATAGTGGTGTTAATTATAAAACAAAAGAAAAGTTTTTTTTTGATGGAGTTAGTATAACTATTACTGGACCGACAAGTTTAACTGAAAATGTAATTACTTATATGGAAGCAGAAGAACTTTTTTTACATTAAAAAAGTTTCTTAATAAATAATCTATAGATACTTTATATATGACAAAATATAAAAAAAATAAAACAAAAAAGATATATGGTGGTAAAAAAAATATAATAATTCATATAGCTGGAACACAAGGTTCTGGAAAATCTACTATTGGTAATAGATTATTAGAGACATATCCAAATAAAATATATGTTTGTGATTTAGATAATTTGCATACAGATTTTTTAACAGAATATCAAATAGCAAATCCACAAGAATATTCAAGAGATTATCAAAAATATATTAATAATTACATTAAAACACATGATGATAAACCTATTATTTTTGTAGGATTAGATGCAGAATTATGTCTAGGATTAATGGAAAATAGTGATGTATATTATAATCTGTTTAGTAAATATAATTATTTTATTTTAACAACTGAAAATACACTAAAACAAAGATTTTTTAGACAAATTGATAAATTAAATAAGAGAAAAGAATATTTTTTTACAGAATGGTTAAAAACACCTGATACAATTCAAGAAAAATTATTTAGATTTGTAGATTTAAATAAATGGAAAACAAATAATACTAATTGTGATGAATTATATCATTCTCGTAATTATGAGTTTTTATCAAGTGAAGAAATATTTGAAAAAGTTAATCAAATATTACATATATAAAAAAAAATTGAAATAAAAAAATATAAGTATAGTATAATAGAAATACATAATGGATACTACAAAGAAAACTTTTAAAGCAATGGATATTACTGATTATAGAAATGCCGATGATAATGAATTTGAAGAAGAAGTTTATGAATATCAAGATGATGGGTGTGAAGGTTCATATATGAACTTTATATTTTGTCCTACTCTACAAGAATTATTTCAAAAATATGATTATGATATTAAAACAATTGATTATGAACCTATGGATGAATTAGATGAAGAACTAACACATTTTAAACATTATGCTATTGATTTTAGGGGTGTAAAAGGAGAAATTGTTATTGATTATTCAGACCCATATACACCAGACACAGATATATGTGCTTGGATGGGTTCTTCTGTTCGTAATTATCCAATACATCAATTACTTAAATTGCATGTTAATATTCCAAGTTGGAATAAATATGGTGATAAAGTTTATGAAGAAAAAGAAATAGCAAATAGATTATATAATTTATTAAATTGGAAACCAAGACCAAAAAACCCAAAAGAAATATTAGATAATAAAAAACTAAAAATATTTAAAAAATATTAAATAATGTACTCGTAAATATATTATATTTATTTTATTTTAATTTAAAGATAATATAATTATATAATTATATATTAAATGTCACAACAACTTTGTCAAACCATATCAACATTTCCACAAATTAATTGCCCTTCTTGTGGTAATATTGGAGTTAATATATCTTCTTCTATAAATATAGAAATAATGAAATTGCCTAATGCACAAAGACCTCCTATAAATTGTATTTATTTATGTAATGTTTGTCTTACTAATGTATGTAATTTGTGTTCTAAAAATCATTATAATAATGTTCATAATATAGGATAATAAAAAAAAATTGATTTATATTATTATAAATGATATATTATAATAATACAAATATACAATAAACAAAACAAAAGAAAAATGGACGAATCAAAAGAACTAAATGAAATTAAAAGATGTATTCCGCTTATTGGAAAAACGCCGGATATAGTTGATGGATATATGGAAGGTGATGTAATAGATTTATTAATATTACTTGCAAAATATAAATATAATAATGAGTTTGAATATACATGTAAATGTATTAGCGAAACAGAATATAAATCTTTTAAAACAGCAAATAATTATATGTTAGAAATGATTGAATATCATAAAAAAATATGTAAAAAATATAAAAAAGAACACCAAAATTTGTATTATAAATATGAAGGTATATTTGATAATTGGCATGTTGAGATACTAAAAAAATATAACTTTAATTAAGTTTATGTAGCAATAAATATTTTAATTTTCATAAATACTATCACCAGTATTTTGTTTTATAAATTCTTTTATTAATTTATCTGTCATACCAACATTTTCACCTTCTAATTTTATTTTCCACTCTGGGTCAATATTGTCTAATATTGTTTTACCCATATTTATTAATGTATTTAATTTTTGTTTTTGTAGTTCATCTTCGTGTTCAATATAAGATAATTTATATACTTTTATTATTTTAGTTAACGACATATTTATATCTACTTTTTCTGGTATTATTGCCCCTTTTTTTTCTAAATCCTTAATTAATTTTAAATATTTAAGTTTGTTTAATTCAGTTTGCTCTTTTAATTTTTCATAACTATTATTCATTTTTAATAATATAATAATTATATTGTTAGCTTTAAATCATTTTTTTTACATTAATGGTGTAGCATCTAATAAGAAAGTATCATTTTTTAAATAATTTTCTTCACCAAGAGAAGGAAAAAAAGTACAGGTATAAAATCCGTTTTCATAAAAACCATATTTAGTAATTATTTTATTACATGCAAATAAATTTCTATCTTTATTTTGAAGTATAAAATTACGAGAACAAAACCAAAATGGTTCATTTTCTGAAGGTTTTTTATCAAAATAAATATGTATAGTTAATCTTTCAAATTGAGATGAAACAAATAAAAATTTATCATCTAACCTACATAAATTATTACTTATATAAAACGCATATTCTATATTTGGTATTTGTGTAATAAAACCCATATTGGTTATAATATCTCCACACTCTCCTCTTTTTGGTTTATATTCATAAAAATATTTTTGTGTGATATTATCAAAAAAAATCTCTTTGTTAGAAATAAAAAATTTATCTTTATAATCATAAGAAATATTTAAATCCTCATCATCATTATCCTTATTTTGTAAATATTCACTGATAACATCCTTAATATTAGTATTTTTGCTATATAATATTTTTGTTTTACTTATAAAGTCATCATAATTAATTTCCATAATAATACACTTTAGTTTTAAATATTTAAATAGTTTTTTTTAATTAATATTTAAATTTTGTGTTATTTTTTTGAGTTATATGCTAATCTCATTTTATTAATTGCTTCTTGTATTAGTTCATCATCACAACCCATTTTTTTAAATATTTTTTCCTGAATATCTAATTCTAAATTAATATAACTTTCTAAATCAGTTACATTAATTTTGTTAATCTTGTTTTCAATTACACCAGTAAAATCGCTTTCTCCATCACGACGCAAAGGATAAACTCTTGTATAGAAATATTTAAATGGAAACACGCCTTTGGAGGTCATATTTTGTATAAATTGTCTTTATATTATTTAAAATTTTAAATCAATTTTATTTCAATTTTTTATTTAAATTTTATTTAAATTTTCTATACATAACATTTATAAGCTTCATTTAATATTCTTTTACTAATACTATAAATAATATTTCTTTTAATGCATCTTCTAATGTTTTAACATCTAATTTAATTTCATTATAAAATATAAATAAATTATTCATATCATCGTGTTTTCCAAAATTAATTATGCTTTTTGGACTTAGTCCATAGGAGGAATTATCAAATAAACATAATGTTTTATCTTCATTATTTCTACATATAAAAATCTCAGCATATTCATTATCTACATAATTATTTATTTGGTTATTATTTTTAAAATCCTTAAAAATAAGAGTTTCTTTAAAAATATAGTGATAATCTTTAAAATTGAGACCTTTTGGTGAAATTGTTTTAAGAACTTCTTTTATCTCTAACCGAAAAAGAATATAAGGGTAGTTAATATCACAAGAATAATCTGGAGTATAATAATTACTTGATTTTATATAAAAATAATCTAAATTATCTTTCATAATATTTCTTTATATTATAATAATATAAAGAAATCTTTATACTATTTAATATAATATGTTTAATTTGTTTGCCTTCAAGGGAGCACAAGATGCTGAAATGATACAAAATCAACAATATACATCTCCAGAAATAATTACTATTCCGTTTAATAAATCATTAAGTTTGAGATATGGTGATTTAATAAAAATAAAAGGATTTATAGTAAAAAAAGATAATATTAAAAAACTAATGGATGAAGAACTAGAATTTACTATGGGGTCTGCATATTTTAAGATACCATTTTCATTTTTAATAAAAAGTAATAAATTAATTTATTTTACTAAAAACGATGAAACAAATTGTTTTATTGATTTTTCGCATGATTATTTTTTTAATCATAAAATACCAATAATTCAATTAAAATTTAGTGAAATTAGTGTTAGACTAACTAATAAAGTTTGCGATTATAACGTTGAAATTGTTATGGATAAATATGTTTTAGATATCGAAGAAAGAAAACAACTTGCTTCTACTATACACCCAATAAAACATAATATAAGAAATATTAAACATTTTAAAATACCATTAAACTATCAAAACGAAAATAATTATACTTATAAATTAGAAACACGAATAGATTTTATAAATCAAGGAATATTTATTGTTAGAGATTGCGAGCATGAAATTCAAAATATAAATATTACATTAAATGGTAGTATAACAGCTTTCAATTATGATGTTAATTTATTGAATATTTATGATGAAGATGTTGGTATGTTAACTTATTATGGATTTAATATTGATGAAAAATATAATTCTAATAATATAGTTGGTTGTATAAATATGTCTTTATTTGATAAAGTAACAATATATATAACACTTAAATCATTAAATGATGAATGTGAACCATATTTGGATATATTTATGCCTTATTGGAATATTTTGATATATAATCAAGGACTAGTAGGAATTCAATATTCTATTTAATTGATTTTTATAATTTTTGAGGTCTTGTATATTATTATGTTATTATATGTTTTATGATATAAAATAATATTTTATATTATAATTTTAATAATAAGTTAATCATTTTGTAAATGGGCATAATAAGGTTTCCCAACAAAATAACATTTTTTACCGCTTTTAGTTATACAATTGTCTTGATTAGTTTTATGATTTTTAAGTGATTTATTAATTTTGCTAGATTTATTAATTTTGCTAGATTTATTAATTTTGCTAGATTTATTAATTTTGCTAGATTTATTAAATTTGCTAGATTTATTAATTTTGCTAGATTTATTAATTTTGCTAGATTTATTAGTTTTATTAGTTTTATTTTTTTTCATTATATATATAATGCGATAAAAAATAATAAAGAAAGACCAAATTATTTATCAAGAACAAATAAATCATCAGGTAGTTTAGACGAATTACCAAAACCAAAATTTACACGCTCTGTGAAGAGCAAACCTTTTTGATTTTTAGTGGGGTTTGTCCCATTTTAAATCTTCAAGGGTGTAAAATTTAAGGATAAAAAGAAATATAATAACTATATATGATTTATTTTTTATTATATTTTTTCTTTTATTGTAATGCTGATATTATTTTAAATAAATTATATTTATCTAATTATTCTTCAACACTAAATAACGAACTCATTCAAACCAATAGTCATTTTTTATATTCAATAACAAACTTACATTTATTTTCATTAGTTGTTTATACTATTTATACTATTTATACTATTAAAAACTGTATGTTTTTCAATTCAACAACTAAATTATTAAATGTGTTAGCATTGGTTTATATAAAATATACATTAAACACACTTTTGTTTGACAATATTACTTTATACCAGTACGAGTTTAGTAGAAATATTATGTGGTTATTTGCTACACCATTAATGCTTAAAATGTATTGTGATGTAAATTATATTAGAATATATGATATAAATATTCAATATCATATTATTCCTGCATTAATAAACGTTTTTATTTATCCATATAAGAATTTTAAAATATATTATTATTTAACGGGAATTTCATGGTTATTGTTATTATATTTTATGAAAACATTATTTACAAAACAGAATTTAACATTTACTAACATTTATTTGTTTATATGGTGTATATTTATATGTTTGAATATTATTGATACATTTAAAATAACAAATACTTACAATATAAATTTATACTACTCATTTGCGGATATGATAAGCAAAATGATGACATGTATAATAGTTAATGAATATAATGAAAAAAAAATATCGCAAATAACTAATATGGATTTACAGTCTGTTCAATTTGTATCCTATATGTTAAAACAAATAAATGTATACAAAAATGATAATATTATTATAACTCCAAAATGTGAACAATTTATTGATTATACAACAAAATTATTTTTAGTAAAAATACCTAAAAATAAATCCATATTAGAACAAGAATTATTAAAGAAAATACTGCCTTTTAATTTAGATAAAGAATATATAGAAAACACAAGCGCTAATGTAAATGCTAATGTAAATGCTAATATAAACGCTAACATAAACGCAAAACAATTTAATATGATTTGTATCCTTTTTACGGATATTGTCGGTTATACAGAACTAGCACAAAAATATGATGATAAAATTATTTTTCAACTACTATATAATGTTTATATTTCTTTTGATAATATTATAAAAAAATACCCTCATTTACAAAAAATAGAAACTATTGGTGATGCTTATATGGTTGTAGGAGATATTTTTAGAAACTATAACAATCATAAAATTGTTGTAAAAGAAATTATAATGTTCGCATTAAATATTGTAAAAGAAATTAAAACAATAAAAACACCTAATAATATTCCATTATGTATAAGAATTGGAATAAGTATTGGAAATGTTAGCATTGGAATATTGGGAAATGAAATACCGAGGTTATGTGTTGTTGGAAATGCTGTAAATTTAGCATCACGATTACAATCAACCGCAGAAATAGATACAATACAATTTAACAGACATATTTATGAACAGGTAAAAGACCTTGAATTTGATACGAAATTTGAAATTGTAACAAAAGAAAATATATTTTTGAAAAACATGGGGTCTATAACAACATATAATATTCCTCCAACTAGTCATTATGATAATAAGTAAGAAGCCTTGGTAAAGTTAAATTTTTTATATATTTTTCCTTATAAAATTATATAAAAAACAAGCAAATAAATTTACCACTTAGCAGTCTTTTTGACATTAATTTTTGGTCCAGCACCCCTCTTTTTGCTTTTAGTCGGGTCATATTGTTCTTCTTGGTCTTCTTCAGGCATTCCTTTGGATAATTCCCAAAATTCTTTTGAACCAAGACGAAAATCATTATGACTATCTGCTTTGTACCAGAAAACTTGGTCATTTAATTTATTTGATTTAGAATTATTATTAATAACGAGACATTCGAAATTCTCAGTACACTGGTCCATTACTTGACAGAAGCTCTCAAATGTAGGAAACATACCAGCATAATTCTCATAAATACGCTTTCTGTTTGCGATATAATTCTCTCTAAGAATAAAAACATAATCTATATTTGTTCTAAGTGTAGGAGGAATACCTAACGGATATTGCATTGTAATGACCAACATTATCTTCCAATGTCTACCATTCATAAAGAGTAGTCGCATTAATTTATCACGAGACCAGGTGTTATCATATAAACAGTCATCTAATATAACAAATGCCCTAGGGTCAATAGTTGTACGTTTATATGTTTCCATTTCCTTTTTGACTTGTTTTAATACTGTTCTTTGACGTTTTAAAATATTTTCAATAATAGCTGAATTATATTCATTATGAATAAACAAACGCGGAACCATTTTTCCATAAAACCCGTTACCTTCTTCAGTTCCTGATATTACTGTTCCAATAGGTATATCTTGTTGATAATATAGTAAGTCTCTTACTAAGAAAGATTTACCAGTATCACGTTTACCAATTAAAACAACAACAGGTCCTTTATTTTCATTAGGTTTAAATTGTATACTTTTCATATCAAATTTTTTAAGTTCTAAACTCATTATATTATTTAAAAAAAATTTTACAAAGATTTAAACGCTAAATAATATTTATTAAATTCCTAAAATAAACGATTTTTTTTTAAATAATAAAAGCTTTTAGAGAATTTTATATTATTAACCAAATAATTAGTTAAAAATATATTAAATTTATATTTTAATTCACTAAAGATGATAAGCATTAATTATCAAAAAAGGAAGAATACTGAGC